ACACGCTGGAGTTGCTGGACGAGCCGGGCCGATTCACGCGGCCCGTTCACCAGAGGCCGGTGACTGCGCGGCGCCTGCATATCGCGCGCCTGCTTTTACGCGCCGAGCGTGGCGTGCCCAACACAGAGCCTGACTACAACCCGGCATACTTCGTCGACGAGTTGGATCACCACTAGTCAGTCCCGCCCAGAAAAACCCCCGCAATCGCTCACTGGTCCGAGTGATTTTCTAGCCCGCAGAGCAATCTGCGGGCTTTTTTAATTCCGCTTCGATTAGAATTCCGCTGCTGGCCGCTCCCGGCACCCACCCTAAAAGATAAGGATTCCGAAATGAAAGTCTCTCTGGCACTCGCCCTCACCCAAGTCGCGTTCGGCTCCATCGGCCTGTCGGACGACACCATCGCCGGCAAGCTGCGCGTCTCGATCTACACCACCGACCGCGCGACCGTGGTCGCCACGCAGGACATCGACGACAGCAACGGCAACCCGGTCGCCGTGTTCGAAGGCGTCGCCGCTGGCACCTACATCGGCGTCGCCCAGCGCCTGACCGGCGACGACACGCAGGCCAACCTCGGCTCGCCGTTCGAGCTGAGCTTCGCTGTCGACGAGGTGAGCCCGCCGGCCCCGAAGACCTTCGGCCAGCCGAGCGGCCTGTCGGTGACCGTGGAAGCTGACGCTGCAGCGACCGCCTAAATGATCACGCGGCTGCTGCTCGCTCTCCTGCGATACATCCTCGGCAGAGGTGGGCGAGGAAAGCGTCAGCACCCTGCTCGCACCTTCGGCCAGCCGGTCGGCGTGAGGGTGCAGGTCGAAAAGGATGTTTGACAGAGATCGTCAGGACGACTAACCTCCGGGTCAACGACTGGCCCACCCGGTCGCCAGATCCAGAATACCGGTAAAGAAGTAAGCGCAACCCCCAGCGCACCCAGAAGTCAAGGTCGTTGCAGCAGGGCGACCTGTATCGCAGATCCCCGGTCTGCGGTATGCAGTGCTCAGTGGAAGTGAGTCCATGTTCGGCCCCGACGCCGCGTATCGAAAGGTGCGCGGCGTCTCTCTTTTCAGCGGCTTTCTTGCGTAGTCCTAACTAATCCAGTAAATTTCGGCTCAACACACGGGGTGAGGTATATGGCAGGCATTCGCGAGATGGTAAAAACTGTGCTGGGTTCGCTCGTGGACAACGGGCGCACCGGTGCACAGCAGCGCCTCGCGAAGCACGAGGCCGAGAAGCAGCGGAAAGAACCCACCTCGACGTCGGTGAAGATCGGCGCGCGGCGCGTCCCTACCGTCGCCATCACCGCGCGCGACGGCTCCGTCTCATACGAAGTCCTCGGCCCGGCCACGCCGGCGGCCGGCAGCAGCACTGCGGATCTGCCCGACGTCGCCGACCCGAAGATCAAGGGCAAGGGCGGCACCACCACCCCCACCATCTTCACGACCGCCAAACCGGCGACGACGTCTGCGCTCACCGACACGGATCGAGGGACAACCAACCTCGACCTGACGACACTGCGCAACACCGGCACGACGAAGCAGAACGTCCAGATCTTCTCGAAGGTCAACCCGGAACTCGCCGCGGCGGTCGACGCGTACGTACGCCTCGCGCTCACCAACGCGACCGCGATTGCCTACGACCGCACCACCGGCGCCGTCGACCCGGCGGGCTCTGCAGCGATCCAGCAATGGCTGCGCCAGAACGATGCGATCGGCCAGTACGACCAAGGGTTCAACCCGAACTACACGCTGCGCGCCCTGTGCGAGATGTGGGCGGTCGAGCTGCGCCAGTTCGGCTCGGCCGCGGTCGAAGTCGTGCTCGACCAGGCGCGCGTGCCGACACGTCTGCAGCCGGTCGGCTCGCGCGACATCAAATGGTTTCCAGGCAAGAGCGGCAAGTGGGCGGTCCCGGTGCAGGTGGTGGGCGGCCAGAACGTCTCGCTCGACATCCCGGCGTTCATCTACGTGTCGCTCGACCAGTCGCTCTACACCGCGTACAGCGAGTCACCGATGGAGCCCGCGCTGCAGGCGACCCTCTTTGGCCTGCAACTGCTCAACGACATCCGCCGCGTGATCCGCATCAACCTGCACCCGCGCACGGTCATCACCGTGAAGACGGAGGAGCTGCAGGGGCTGATTCCGCCCGAGGCCCAGCAGGACTCCGACAAGATGCTGGAGTTCTACAACGGGTTCATCGCGCAGATCGGCAGCTCGATCGATGGGCTGGAGCCGGAAGATGCGCTCGTGGTGCTCGACTCGATGGAAGTGGACATCCTCGACCGCGGCAACTCGTCGCTCTCCGCCGAGTACGACCAGCTCTCGAAGATGGCCGACTCGAAGGTCTCCTCAGGCGCCAAGGTGCTGCCCGGCATCATCGGCCGCGGCACGAACGCGAGCAACACGTCGGTCGAGTCGATGATCTTCATCAAGCAGGTCGAGGGCTCCACGCAGAAGCCGTTGAACGAGCTGCTCTCGCGCTCGCTGACGCTGATCCTGCGCATGCTAGGTAGCGACTCGGTCGTGAAGTTCAAGCTCTCGGACATCAACCTGCGGCCCGAGATCGAGCTGGAAGCATTCAGGAATCAGCGCCAGGCCCGCTACATGGAGCTGCTCTCGCTCGGGTTCATCTCGGACGAGCAGGCGTCTATCGAGCTTACTGGCGAGCTTCCGTCGGGCGACTTCACCGCGCTCTCGGGCACACGCTTCTACGAGCCGACCACGGTCGCCACCGCGGCGACGAACCCGTACTCGGGCACGAGCGCGGGCGGCTCGCCGGGGCAGGACGGCGGCGGCGGCAGCCAGAGCGAGCAGCTGCAGAACACACCCAAGTCGGGCAAGACCGGCGCGCAACCCAAACAGTCAAAGGCAAAACAATGAACCTCCTCCAGCTACTCGGCGGTCAGATGCTGTGGGCAGGCAGCGGCGACTCGCTCGCATCCACCCTGCTCGCCCTGATCTCGGACGAGTTCAAGACGGCACGCGCGGAAGCAGACGAAGACCGCCGCGAGTTTCTCGCCGCGCGCGCGGCGCGACATGAGAAGCGTCAGGCGGTGCTCAAGCAGGTGCAGTCCGTGTCGGCCGCGTTTCGCGTCGACATGGGCGACGAGGGCGACGACCAGGAAGAAGAACGCAAGCGCTACAGCTCCGCGCCGCTCACAGTCGGTGCCGACGGCGTCGGCGTGATCTCGATCAACGGCGGCCTCGTCAGCACTGACAAGTGGTATCTGAAGTACATGGGCATGGTCGGCTACCCGCACATCCAGGACTCGCTGGTCGAAGCGTACAAGCGCCCCGACGTGACGAGCGTTGTGCTGCAGATCAAGTCGCCGGGCGGCGCCGTCTCGGGCGTGAAGGAAACTGGCGACGCGATCCGCGCGCTGAACACCTTCAAGCCGGTGTCCACGTTCGCCGACGGCATCATGGCCTCGGGCGGCTACTGGCTCGGCTCGCAGACGGGCGACATCACCGCCGGCGAGATGAGCCAGCTCGGCTCCATCGGCGTGATCATGACGCACCTGGAGTACAGCAAGATGTTGGAGCAGGCGGGCATCACCGCAACGGTGATGCGCAAGGGCGAGTACAAGGCACTGCTCTCGCCGTACGAACCGCTCTCCGACAAGGCCAGGGCTCAGGCCCAGGCCGACATGGATTTCATCTACGAAGCCTTCACGAGCGATGTCGCGCGCGGCATGAACGTCGCGCAGGACCGCGTCAAAAGCAGCTGGGGCGAAGGCAAAGTGTTCTGGACCGATGAGGCAGTCTCACTCGGAATGGCGAATTCTTCAGGATCTCTAACTGATGCTGTTGCAAAATCGCGGCAAAACGCAGAGAATCGCGCCAAACAGACGACTGGCATTTTCCGCCTACCCTCTTAAAGGACATTTGAAATGAGTATCCAGGATCTGATGGCAGCGGCGGCAAAAGCGCAAGCTGCGAAGACCGAAGCCGCTGCCGCAGCTTCTGGTGTGGCGAAGACTGAGATCGCCGTTGCGGCAGAAGCCGCAGCGGGCGGCGCAGGTGAAGGCGCCACGCAGACCACGCAGGCGGCAGCCGCGGGCGCGGGCGCAGCAGGTGACGGCAAGGGCGGTGAGGGAGCGGAGGCCGCGGCCGGTGCGGTGGCGCCGGCTGCAGCAGCCACCGCGCCGGATCTGTCGGCGCTGGTCGCCAAGGTCACCGACCTCTCGATCGCCAACGTCAAGCTCGAAGCCGAACGTGATTCGTACCTCGCTTCGTGCGCGGCGATGATCACGGTCGTGTCCGACTCGCTGGACCGCATGAGCATCGCGCTCGGCGGCGGCAAGATCGATGTGTCGAAGATGACGCCCGAAACGCTCGTCGCGCAGCATACGGCGACCGCTGCGACGTTCGCGGCGAAGTTCCCGATCGGCGGTGTCGCCGCGGTGCCGGCGGGCGCAGAAGTGAATCAGGAAGCGCAGGATGCGAAGAAACATGACCTGTTCCTTCACAACCAGCGCGTCGCAGCGGCTGCGGGCAGCTTCGCTGTGAAGAAGTAAGGCTTTGCCCGATCAAGCAACCCGCCCTTGGGCGAACCCAAAACTTCAGGAGTCCTGAAAATGGTTAAGAAAGTAGTCCTCACGGAAACGTCGAGCGATAACACGCCGGTCGTGACGGCCAAGCTGGGCACCGCCAGCAATTACTTCACCGACGCAGACCGCGGCAAGGCCGTGAAGCTCATCGGCGACTCGAACTACGGCGTGTGCGCGGCCGGCGACGAGATCGAAGGCTTCGTGTCGTCGATCGAAAACTTCACCGCAGACAACCAGACGGTCGGTTCGGTGCGCGTTGGCCCGTCGGGCAACAAGAAGGAAGCGATGATCGCAGCCGCAGGTTGGGCGATCGGCAACTACGTCGTGGCGGATGCGCAGGCTGCGCTCGGCACGTACAACGACGCGATGCAGTTCCCGCGTCCGAAGGTCAAGCTGACCGCTGACCAGGTTGCCGCGACGATCTCTGCGCTCAAGTTCAAGTGGCGAATCATCGCGTGCCTTCAGGGCACGACGGTCGGCGCCGCGAACGGCGTCGTGGTTATCGAGCGCGTCTAAGGCCCACAGCCAGAGCGTAATTAAAATCCTTTAAGGGGAAATCAGAATGAAAGTCACGTTCCTCGACGCTGCGGGCCAGAACCAGCAAGCGTCGCTGCCGACGAATCTGTACCAGCTCGCGCACGACGAAGGCATGACGGTCGACGCGTACCTGTCCAACCGCTACAAGACGGATGCCGCCAAGTTCGGCTCGTCGATGCACCAGATGTTCGCGTCGGCCGGCATCTTCATGAGCGACAACCCGACGCTCGGCATCAAGAAGACCACGGTCGCGGCGGCCATGAACGGCACCTGCGACAGCAACTTTCAGGCTGCAGGCTCGGCCAACCTGGCCGACGCTGTCCCGGCATCGCGCATCCTGTTCCCGGCTGCCGTGCTGCAGATGGTCGAGAACCAGCTGTACGGCAACCGCAACAGCGAGATCGCGCTGTTCGACAGCTTCATCGCTGCGAAGGAAACCGTCGCAGGCTCGCGCTACCAGTGGCCGGTGCTGAACTACGATCGCCCGTCGCAAGCGGCGAGCGCGCGTATTTCGCAGCTGTCCGAGCCGAACCTGATGATGACGCTGACCGCGAGCGACAAGACGGGCACGATCCCGACCTTCGCTCTCGGCCTCGTCATCTCGGACGAAGCGATGAAGCAGAACACGCTGGACTTCGTCGCGCTGTCGATGACCCGTCAGGCAGAAATCGAAGCGGGCAACCGCCTCGACGAGTGCATCTCGGCGATGGTCAACGGTGACGTGGACATCGGTCAGGGCGCGCTGGCAGTGAACAAGGTGTCGGCCTACGACAGCTCGATCACGACCGACAGCGTGATCACGCACCTGTCGTGGATCAAGTGGCTCGCGAAGAACCGCCGCATCCGCCAGATCAACGTCTGCCTGATGACGATCGACACCTTCTTCAAGGTGGAGAACCGCACCGGCAAGCCGATCAAGACGGAAGACTCGACGGCTCAACCGTTCGACCAGACCCCGGACATCATCCCGACGCTGCTGAACCTCTCGCTCTCGGGCGTGAAGGTGATGCTGGTCGAGAACACGGTGATCCCGGACGACGTGATCGTGGGCTTCGACACGCGCTACGCGATGCGCAAGATCACGAACTCGGAAGCCGAGTACTCGGCAGCTGAAAAGCTCGTGCTGCGCAAAGCGAACAGCATGCGCTGGGACTGGGGCTACACGATCCACCGCCTGTACGACCAGGCGTGGGACGTGCTCTCGCTGACGCACTAAGCGTCGGGCGCCAGCTGGGAGACCCCGGCTGGTCGAGCCTTCAGACGGGCCGGTTGGGAGATCCTGGCCGGCCCGTTTTACATTCAAAACTGGAGCTGACATGAACATCAAGAAAAGCGCGGTGATGCTCGCGATCGAGGAGCGCGCCAAGGCGCTCGAAGAACACATTGGCGCGGCCGTGTCCGTGACCGCACTCGTGGGCGATCTGCGCCACGTATTCACCGGCGTCGTGTTCAAGGTGGGTGCCGCGATTGAGGCAGAGTTTGACGGCTTCCTGCGCGGCCAGCTGCTCGCCGGCCGGGTCGTCGTCGAGAAAGACGGTGTACCGCTCGCCGCGGCGCCCGTCGCGATCGTGAAGCAGGCCGAAGGCTCGGGCGTGACCTCCGACGAAGTGAAGTCGAACGTCGAGCAGCTGATCAAGGAAAGCCTGCCGGCCCAGACGCCGGAAGCGCCGACCGAGCAGACACCGGAAGCACCGAGCGAGCCCGAAGCTCCCGCGCAGGAACCGGAAGCCGCCGTGGAGCAGCCCGCCGCGCCGGCCGCAGCCAAGTCTTCGATCCTGAAGAAGCCGGCCGCTTAAGGAGCCCCTGACGATGCCCATCATCGAGAAGCTCTCTGACGTCGTCACGGATGACGAGCTGCGCGCGATGCTGGGCGTCGCAGTGAAGGAGATGAAGAACGGGACCACGGAGCTGCCGGTGTATCTCCGATCGGTCAAGGTCCAGTCGGATCGCACGGACAAGCGCGCGTGGAAACTCTACGCCGCGCTGGGCGCCGACCGGACTGCGTACTCCGAGGACGAGGAAGCGTTCAGCGACCTGTACCTTACGTTCCTCGCGTGGAGCACCGCGCGCGTGGTCGCCATCGCACTGCCGCAGTTCTCCCCACAGGAGATTGGCGACGGTAAGGCGCTGATGCAGCGCAATGACGACGCCAGCGTGACGACCATCGCGAACATCGACCGGCAGATCGGGGAGGTCGTGCCGCTGCTCGTCGCAGCGATCGACGTATTGCAGCCCGCTCAGGCCGCCCAGGTGACGACTGCATTCAGTGTCGCCACGTTCGGTGCGACTGGCGACCCCGTAACCGGGACATAGACATGGATCTGATCGATTGCGCGAGCTTCTTCGACGATACCAGCGTGACCGCGCCGGGGTCGTCTGTCGAGCTGTTCGTAGGCCAGCTGGAGCTGTTCGACAACCAGATGCGCGACGGCCTGCAAACCGAGCGCCGCATCCTGTCATACGACCCGAGGCAGGTGTTCACGCTGCCCGCCGACGGCATCGTGAGTTTCGCCGGCCGCAACTGGGCGCTTGGCCTCACCTCCCCCGACACATTCCAGTCGGACAACATCCGCGCTGCGTACGTCGCGCATATGCTCGACTCGCAGATCACGCTCGGCAGCGCGGGAGACTTCCTCGCCGGCGCGCCGCGCGCGCCCGTGTGGGCCGGTGTGGTGTGGACGAAAGACTCCAAGGACGGCAACGGCACCGAGGAGGTCTGGTCGCAGGTCACGCTCTACACAGGCAGCGGCGTGCAGGCGGATGACGGCGAGTTCGCGCTCGCGCAGGGCAAGATGTGGCGCATCCGGAGCGCCCACTTCGTCGCGTCAGGAGTCACGGCGCTGGATGCCATCGAGCTGCCCAGCGACACGAGCAAGACGATTCAGTGGGTCTCCGCGGCCGGTTACGACAAGATCAAGCAGAAGCCGGTGCCGGGCGCCACGGTCGACGTCCCTGCCCTCGTCATGCGCTTCTATCACGACTACCGGCTGGTCACGCAGGCCGCGATCACGCCGAAGGACGGAGACCTGGTCGCGCGCGTGCCGCAGAGCGTAGGTGAGATCAAGGCGGGCGACACGGCGGTGGTCGACGGCGTCAACCTCTCGGTGGTGTCGGTGCGAACGTTCGCGGACGCCACCTACTGGCTGCATCTGGCGGTCTGACGTGAAGATCACCAACCTCGCCAGGTTCAACGAGGCGTTCGAAGCCGCGGTGATGCGCGGCATCGAACAGGATGTCGTGCCCGTGTTCAAGGGCGTCGTGATGGAAGCGGCGCGCGCACTGGTGCTGGGCGACTTCAGATATGCGGGCACCCCGGAGTGGAGCGGCAACGCTGCGGCCAACTGGTGGCCGTCAGTCGAGCCCGGCGTGCAGCCCTTCATCGAGTTCTTTCAGGACGTGGCGCGCCCCGGCGACAAGGACTTCACCACGGACTTCAAGCCTCCGTACAGCGCCGCGTCGCCGCGCCCCGAAGCGATCGAGATGTCGCTCGCGCGCGTGGCCGCGTTCCTGAAAGAGCTGCCCCCGATCCCGACGAAGGTCTACATCCAGAACACCGCGCCGTACCTGCAGGAGTACCAGCCGTACGGTGACGGCAAGGTATTCCGGCTGGAGAACCTCTACCCGCTGTCCGCGATGCGCGCGGCGGTCTTTATGAATGAGCGCGTGGCGACTGCCTCTGCGCAGCAGCTCGACGCGTGGAAGAAAGGATTCTGATGAGCCGCCAACTGATTATCGAGACGCTCAACGCTGCGGTCTACGCGGCGCTCGACGGGCTGCCAGTCGATACGTTCAGCGAGAACGGCCCGCAGCCTGATTTCGCGAACCAGTCGCGCGCGTTCACGCTGCACGAGATCGCGATCGACGCGCGCAGCAAGGTGTCGCTAGGCCACGACGGCGTCAAGCGCTTTCGCGGCGCCATCCAGATCGGCGTGTTCGAGAAGCTGGGCGAAGGCACCTCGGTGACGACGCAGGTGTTCGATGCGCTCGACGTTGCGCTCGCAAATCGCAACATCAACGGGGTGGTGATGGGTGATTCGCGGATGTGGCCGGCGGCAAGGTTCGACCAGTGGAATCCTTCAGGACTCCAATATTTATTCACTTTTGACGAGACTGATTGACCGTTTAACGTCAACCCGCGACAATCGCGGCAAACCTATATGGGAGCAGGACAATGACGACGCAAAAACTTGGCGCATCGAGCTTTACGCAGCTGCGGTACATCCCTGAAGTGGATTGGGGCGTGACCCCGGCGACCGGCAATGCGATCGAGCTGCGAATGACGGGCGAGACGCTCGACTTCAACCTGACCAAGGACAGCTCGAAGGAAATCAACTCGTCGCGCCAGGTGCGCTCGCTCGCAACGACCAACGCTTCGGCGCAGGGCGCGGTGAACATCGAGTTCAGCTACTCCGAGTACGACTTCTTCCTCGCCGCCCTCCTCGGCAGCGCGTGGGTCGCGTACGGTACGAGCGGGCAATCGGCGTCGATCACCGCGACGGCGGCAATCGACGGCACGGGCACCGGCCACGACACGCTGACGGCGAGCGTCGCGACGGCAGGCAACGACGCGTGGACGAAGCTCAAGAAGGGCGACTACGTCCGCATCGACCCGGCCACGCCCGCTGACGTGGTTGGTGCCAACGCGGGCCTGATGCTGCAGCTGGACATGGACGGAACGACCACAGTCCTGTCGTTCGCTTCGGGTAGCGGCCTGGTCGCGATGACTGGCAAGAACATCAAGATTTCCAGCCAGAAGCTGAAGATCGGCAACAACATCGGCAGCGCGACGATCGAGAAGAACTTCACCGACGTGAACCAGTTCTTCAGCTACACCGGCATGTCGCCGTCGAAGCTGGATCTGTCGCTGCAGACGGGCAACTTCATCACCGGCTCGCTGACCTTCGTCGGCAAGAAGGGCAATCGCACGGACGTAACCGCGCTTCCTGGTGTCCCGGTTGCTTCGCAGAACTATCGATCGATGTCTGCGGTCGACGGCGTGTGGGACGTCCGGATCGGCGGTGTGCCGGTCGAGACGAAGTACGAGACGTACATCAAGGAGCTGACGCTGTCCTACGACAACCAGCTCGAAGGTCTGATGGCACTCGGCTACCTCGGCGCGGTGCAGCTGATGGCGAAAGAGATCCAGCTCACCGGCGGCATGCAGCTGTACCTGGCCGACGGCTCGCTGTACGACGACTTCGTAGCCGGCGTGACCAACAGCATGTCGTTCGTCGTGAAAGACCCGGACGGCTACGGCTACGCGTTCGTGTTCGACAAGATCGACTTCAGCTCGATGCCGGTGCAGGCTTCCGGGAACGGCCAGTCGGTGGTGCTCGACGCGAAGTGGACCGCGCTGATGGGCGACACCTCGAAGAACTCGCTGACGATCTTCAAACTTTAAGCGCCTTGATATAGGGCACCTGAAACAGTAGACTACGCCTCGACGCTTCGGCCTCGGGGCGTATTTCATTTACAAAGGACTCCTACACATGGACATCTTCAAGAAGTTTGCGACCGACCCGGAAAAAGAGCTGAACGGCACGGTCGTACAGCTCGACGACACGACGTCGCTGCTGATCCGACGCTTCGCCAACCCGGACCATCTCGCGCTGCTCAACGACCTGAACCAGCGCCACAAGGTCGTGCTGAACAGCACGGACCCGAAGGTCGTGCAGGACGCGAAGAACGACATCTCGCGCGAGGCGATGGCAAACCACATCCTCGTGGGCTGGGAAGGCATCGAGTTCAAGGGCAAGCCGATGGAGTACAGCGTCGCGAATGCCAAGGTTCTGCTGGGCCTGAACGACTTCATGGACTTCGTGTTTTCGGCCTCGCGCAACATCGAGAACTACCGCGTCGACGACGTGGCGAAGATCGAAAAAAACTCGTCAGCCGGCTGAAGTGGAACCTTGATTGGGGGGCGCAGCGCGAGTTCCTTCAAGGTGTGTGGCGGCGCAGCGGCAAGATGCCTGCGCCGCTCGCCGAGGAGCCCACGCTGGAAGATCACGAGATCGGCTACTTCGAGGTATTCAGTGGGCTTTCGTCATCGCGCAGTTACGCCGACGGCAGTCCGCAGCCGATTCGGGTCAGCGAGGTTCTCGCCTACTGCCAGCTGATGGGGATTGACCGGCTGGAGCAACGGCAGGACACGCTGCAGATGGTTCAGGCGCTCGACGGCGTATGGATGACGCACCAGGTCGAGAAGATATCCAGAAGCCGCTCCCAGGCTGCAGCCGGCAACGCGCACACGCGCAAATGACGCCAGCCCTTCGGCTGGCGTTTTTTCGTCTGCACAACGATAATGCGGACAACTAAGGAGTTGGCGATGTCAGAACAGGCCGGTGGCGTAAAACTCGAAGTAGAGCTGAATACTGAGAAAGCTCTGGCCGTGTTGCGCGCATTCCAGGCTGAGGTCGCCAAGGTAGAGAACTCCGGAGCCCAGATCAGCAAGATGCAGGAGTCGGTGATTCAGGGCACTGCGATGATGCAGAGGTCGCTCGCTGGCCTGCAAGCGATCGCGGCGGAACAGGAAGTACTGACGCGGCAGGTGGAGGAACGCGCCGCGGCGGAGAAGGCGCAGGAGTCGGCAGCCGATGCGGCCAACCGTGCCGCGCGCAACGCGATGCGCGCGCAGATCAAGGATGCCGAGTACCTGAACAAGACGCTGGCGCAACGCCAGCAGATCCTCGCGCGGATCAGCGCGGCCACGCGCGGTCAGGACGTCTCGGCGCTCAACGCAGACCAGCGCGGCGTGCTCGGCGCGCGTTACAGCAACCTCGCGGTCGACGAATTCGCTAACGGCGGCCTCGCCAACTCCACCCGCGCGCAGCAGCAGATCGCCGAGCGCGAGGCTCAAGCCGTCGCGCAGGCCGCTGCGGACAAGGAGATGTCGGTCGCCCATGCCGAAGCGCTGAAGATCAACAAGGCGCTCGACGACAAGGCGGCGGCCGACCGCGTCGCCAACCTCGAAACTATCCGCGCGCTCGAACGGCAGCTGGAGGCAGACTCCATCGCAGGTGAGCGCGCGCGCAACGAGGCGATCGTCGCCTTGCGGCAGGCGCAGGAAGCCGAGATCACCGCTGCGCACTCTGAAGCGCTGAAGATCAACCGCACCCTCGACGCTGAAGCAGCCGCAGCCCAGAAGGCAGAGTCAGCTGCGCGCGTTGCCGACCTCGAAACGATCCGCCTGCTCGAAAACCAGATGGCCGTTGACGCGGTCGCGCGCGAGCAGGCGCGCAATGACGCGATCGTGGCTCAACGTGCCGCGGAAGAAGCTGAGCTGACGGCACTGCACACACGCGCGCTCGCGGAGAACGCCGCGCTAGATAAGGCGGCGGCTGCCGAGCGAGCGGAAGCGCTTGCGGCGCAGCAGGCGCAGATGGCCGAGGCCGCTGCGGAACAGATCGCCCAGATCCAAGCGCGCGTCGCCGCAGACAAGGTCGCGAACGCTGAGCGCCTCGCGCAACTTGCCGCGGAAAACGCCGCTCTCCGGGAGCAGATGGCGCTGGAGGCCGCGCGCGCGGCTGAGGTGAAGCGCAGCGCGGACTACGAGACGTCGACTATCAGCTCGAAGATGAAGATGCTGAAGTCGATCGCCGTTGCTGAGGCGCAGGTCGGCAAGCTGAGCGACAACCCGACGATCGCAGCGAAGTTCCCGACAGCAGCCCTCTCCGACTACGCGATGATCGGCGCGGGTTCGGACGCCTACCACAAGTTCCGCGCCGAGCTGGAGGCGGTCGGCAAGGGCTCGGCGAGCGCTGCGACAGGCATCAAGGCCACCGCGCAGGAAGCGCGCGAGCTGACCACCATCATCAAGGACGTCATCACCGGCGAGTGGTCGCGCTTTGGCGGGTCGGTCACCCGACTGCTGACCCTCTCGGGCACGTTCGACGGCGTCCTTGGGCTGGTAGGCGGCTCGATCCTCGCCACCGGCCTCGCGATGGGTGCGCTCGCCGCCGCCGCGGTAAAGGGCGCGTCCGACCAGAACCAGCTGAACCTCGCGCTCGCTCAGACCGGCAACTATGCGGGTGTGACCGAGAGCGGCCTGAACGACATCGCTGAGTCGGCTACCCACATGGGCGGCACGATCGGCGAAGCTCGCGAGACCGTCCTGCAACTGGCGCAGTCGGGCCGCTACACAGCTGACCAGATCAAACTGATCGCGGATGCCGCGTCGGCGATCGGCGGCGCTGGCGGCAACGTCGAGAACTTCCTGAAGCAGATCGACGGGCTGAAGGACAACCCGACAGACGGCGTCTACAAGCTCAACGAGCAGTTCCACTTCCTGACGGCCTCGACGTACGAGGCCATCGCCGCAGCCGAGCGCCACGGCGACGCGATCAAGGCGTCGCAGCTCGCCATCGAGGCGTTCGCTGACACGCAGGAAGAACGCGGCAAGCAGGTGATCGAGAACGCCGGGCTCATCACGCGCGCGTGGCACGGCGTGAAGGACGCGATCAGCGAGGCGCTCGACAAGCTGCTGTCGATCGGCAAGGTCGAGACGACCGCCGAGAAAATCGCCACGCTGACGGCCAAGATCCAGGAGGTCAAGAACCGGCCAATCGGCGAGTACGGGATCAACGACACTTCCGGCATGGAACGCGACCTCGCGGACCTGCAGAAGAAGATGGAGTTAGAGAACCAAAATGCGCAGACTCAAGGCAAGCTGGCTGAGGCCACGCTCAAGCAGGTGCAGGCTACGAAGCTGCTCGACGCGGAGCGCAAGAAGCTGCGTACGCCGGCCGACAAGCGCAGGGACGAGGAGGAACTGCTCCGCAAGGGGCTCGCGCCGCTAGTCGGCCTGCCCGCGGATCAGGGCGGCATCACGCAGAAGGACGTTGACGACCTCGTCGCGAAGGCTGCGCTCAAGTATCACGACAAGGCACCCAAGCGCGGTCACATCGACCCGACCGACTACAACGCTGCGCAGGAGCAGGCCAAACTCGACGCGGACGCGCTGAAGAACGCGCAGGATCTGCTCAACATCCGCAAGCAACTTGGGCTCGCAATCAGTGAGGAGAGCTACGCACATATCGAGCAGCTCGCCCTCATTGCGCAGGAGTCCGACTACGAGTCGCGCCGCGAGAAGATCCTCAAAGAGATC